TTTTCCACAATCCGCAATTTCATATTTATAAAGATTTAATGAATCAGATTCCACAATGAATTTTTCATACTCTTTGGCATCTTCAACCAACGTTGGCGTTATAAATGCTGTATTATTTTCAATAGATTTGACATAATATTTAACATCTGGATTTGATTCTTTATATAGGACAGCCCCAACAACAAATCTTGGTGTATTTGTAAATGTCAATGAAGTAGCACCTTTATTGTGGAAAAATTCAGTTCTTGAAAAAATATCCTTACTCATGACATACACTTTCGTGCCAGTAGGAACATCATACTTAATTTCTTCATCCAGATAATAACCATTGATAGTTTTAAATCGAATGGTATAATACTTGTCAGGTTTATTGGCAAAATAAATTACTGTATCATTAAGATTGGCATAATCTGTTTCAAAGGCTACAGTTTTAGAACCTTCATTAATATCATTCTTAACTGTTAAAACTGGATAAATATTATTTCCATATTCAAAATCATAGTTCATATCATTTTTCATTGTAATGGAAGAACCTTGAATTTTATCAATTTTATTTTGACAAATTGTTGTTCCCTGATTGTTTAAAATGACAACTTCCATATTTGGTTTTAAAATTGACATGGAATCAATAACCTGAATGGTTTTCTTTTCAGTCCTATCAGCTTTTAAAGATTTGGCAATATAAGTATACTTCTTTGGTTCAATAACCAAATTATCAGCAAATGCAACACCATCAACATTGCCAATAATTCTATACAAATCAATTGCCGTCACGTCATTGCCAAAATTTCTATTCTTCCAGTGCAAATAATTGAATAATTCAGATTTCAATCTTGTCTGAACAATATGAGCATTTACATTATCTCTTTTACTAATAGTTATGTCAAGATTGATTGGAACATATTCTGGTTGTATGAATTGAATATCAATAGTCAGAAGCCTTCTATTTTCCAACACTTCTAAAACATGATTCTTAAAAGCATCATCAATATATCCACCTTCAGTTGGAATGATACCAATTTTAACTCCATAAATACCAATTTCATCCATATCATATCTATCAAGAACAACCAATTTTTCAATTCCCGGTTCAGCTCTTAAAGTATCTTTAAAATCTTGTTTCGTCACGGTTCTCCATTGTGTTCTAAAAATACTTGGGGCATTTCTACGAATTTCATTAACTGTTTCTTCTCTGTCTCCACCAATAGCTGCATTGGGATTCGTAATTGTAAAATTGACCTTTTGACCATCAGTATCATAAATTGGATCAATGATTTTATTTATAGAATAAGCAGAAGTATTTGAATTTTCTCCAAGATTAACATTATAAAGAACTTCAATTTCAGCATCTTTTAAAGGATTCATGCCATAAATTCCATCACCAAAAATAATCTTTGCTCTAAAATCTTTATCATTTTCAATTGTGTAAACTGGTTCAGGGCCTAACATATCAAGATATTCAGAATATTCCCATGGAGTATTATTTACTTTGACTGATTCAACAAAAGAAACGGGATAATAATTCGTTTGATAAGGATATCTTGCAATACCATTTGCAATGAACGTATCCGAAATAATTGTTCCAGCAACAACATCAACTTCAATTTGTGATTGTCCACTTGGTAATATATAATCTTTTTCAATATAAAACATTTTACCATCTTGAGTTGATAATTTTGTATATTTAGGAATGGCAATATTATTTCGATTAGGATTATCAAAAGGAATTGTTAAAAGACAAGTAGTTCTGGCTGGTGCTGATGGTCTTGCTATATACCCAATATTTCTAGCAAGATTATAAACACCATATCTTGTTCTAGCAGTTGGCATATAAACTTCATTAACATTTCTATTAATAAGATAAACTAATTGGGCTGCTTCATACGAAAAGACTTCAGCTAACTCAATACCAAAGTTTGAAGTTAAAAAATCTTGCCATTTATTTGGCAATCGACTTTTAACACGTGCAATTAATACTTCCATTATCTCTTCAAAATCAGAAGGGACTAATTGCAACTCCTTAAATTCTTGAACATTTTCTTGATTGGAAAATGGAACTGTCATATTTTATCTCACCACTTACTTTATCATAAGACTGACAATATCTCTTGTATTGTCAAACTTATTTAAATATTTAATTGTAATTACTACTTCATGTTGGTCTGGATATTGTTGAATATCAATAAATTCAACAATGACTCTTGGTTCCCATCTTTTGATAGCTTCTTTACAAATGTAATGAATATCACCAATCAAAACAGAATCATTTGGTTCAAACACAAGACTTTTTAATTTACATCCAAATTCAGGCTGCATAACTCTTTCACCCGGAACAGTCATTAATATTCTTCTAATGGACTGTTTGATAACCTCACTTGGCGATTTCGTATCATGAACACTGGCATAATTCTGTCCATCTGGTGGTAATATTCCATTGACGGGGCCAATTGGCCCCGCCACTGATTGATCTATAGGCCACATGTAATTATAAGGATAGCTCATTTTTATCACCCAAGTTAATTTCTTCCAAAAATTAATGCCATGACAATCATATCTTTAAGAGACGTAGAAGACCCTGAATCTGGTGTGATATTATCGTCATTATCGTCATCATTGTCCGAATCATCATTATCAGAATCACTATCTTCAATGAGTTGTGTCAATCCCTCTTGTCGATAAATTTTGTATTTATCTCCCTTATAAAGCATATCACCTGTATTTTGATCATTATTATCTATTCCTAATTCTGGATCACCATTTTCATAACGATCAACTTTTTTAACTAAACTTCTCATAATATCTTTTGTATCATCATCAATTTCAACAGATTGTAATTGGGAAGTATATTTTTTACAAAGTTCAGGAGTAAGATCAGGAATTAAATCAGAATTTAATATTTCTTCCTTTTCAAATAATCCTTCATTCTTATATTTAATGGTTTCATTCATTGCCTGAACAATTAAGGTTCCATATTTAGGAGAAATGCTTAATTTTGAAGCAAAGAATTGTAATGGGAAACCACCTTGTGCAATTTGTTGACTTGCATCTGATGCCATATCAACAGAACTTGAAACAAAATCACCTTCAAATCCTGGCAATGATAATCCACCTGATGATTTATTTCCCATATCCAACATTCCATTAAACATGCCACCCAATTCTAATGGCACTTCTTTTTCTCCATTTAATGCTTTCTGTAATATGCCATCCATTTCAGGAGCACATGCTCCAGCATCAATCATATTTTTTACTAATTCTTGAGATTTATCTGCAATTCCTTTTGGAATTTCTGGTGCATTTGGATATCCCCATCCAGAGGATACGCCACCAGCCGGTCAACCGCCACCAGTATTGGGCAAGACTTGCCCCGGTGAACCCCCTCACCCACCTGTAAATTTAATAGGTTTAGGCATTTCGGTTTTACAGCTTGGTGTGCTTTTTGGGCCCCCTCAAGTCTTAGCCTTAAATGGTTCAGCAGAAGACGTTGGAATATCCAATTTCTGACAAATTTGTTTTATTAAATTCCATTGAGCTTTCGTATTTGGATCACGTTGTCTAATTTGTTCTGGAGATTCCATTGCAATTGATCCATCTTGTTTAATAGTGGCATGTGCTCCTGAAGCATGAACAATTTCGATTTCTCTTTCAGACATACCAAAATAAGAACTATTCCCACCTGATTTGATTGTAATACTTTTTTCTTCATCATCAAAACAAATATATCCAGCTTTTGTTTTAAGAACTTTTCTTTTTGGATATTTACTCATCGCTTCACCAGGCGGTTTTGGCGTTCCATAAGTTTCAAATTGAGAGTAATTACACCCTATCCAAACAGGTTTATTAGAATCTCCCCCAATGAAAAGAACATTAACAGTAGCACCCTTTTCTGGAACAAAAAAGAATCCTACATCATCCGAACCACCATAGGGAAAATTTGGATCGGCCCAAGGTAATTTATCTGTAGGTATTTCTGATTCTTCCCCAAATATGGAAGGAACTCTTACTTTCAATCTTCCTATTTTCAGAGGGTCTTCGTTATCTTCCACTTTTCCAACATGAACACCATAAAAATTTGGCAATTAATTCACCTACCTCGTGCTTGGTTGTAGGAATGCTTTAATGTGTAATGGTTTCATAAAATCGACCTCTTCATTTGTCAATTGAAGATAACATTTATCATTCCTCAAATAATATGGTCTTTCGAAATTGTCTTTCAAATAGATGATGACATATTGTTCAATCCATTCTCCGTCATCTTCTACAATTTTAAAAACAACTCCATCTTTAATTCCATTTTCATAAATATGGCCTGTAAATCTTCCAATTTCAATCCCATTTTCAAAAACGGGATGATTAACAAATTTTTGATATTTCATTTTCAATCATCCTTTATTCTGGACATGGAGTTTTATACTGTTTCTTTTCATAAGCTTCAACATATCTTTTATATTTTTCATTTATCTCATTTTGTAAATTTGGATTTTCTTTTGTATAAGATATATCTGCATCCTTTGGTTTATCAATAGTCTGACCATCTAAATCTGTAAATAACCCTGTCAAAATATCATAAATAAATGGTATTTCTGATTGGCCTTCATAAATTTTAATAACATTCCCTAACATATCTATTAAATATCCATCCAAAATATTATTCCCTTTATCCGTCTTTTTATCTGATATACAACCACTAAATTTTTGATCTGTATCTTTAAGAGGGACATTCGAAGCCATTGCCGTATAACTATGTCCTTGTTTGTCTTTAATGAGCTTCTTAAATTTTTGTTCTGTTCCATCCATCTCTTTTTTTCTCTTTTCTTTTTCTTCTTTGTTTTTATCTTCTTCTGACTTTTCTTTTGGTTCTTCTTTTGGCTTTTCCGGTTCTTTAGGTTTCTCTGGTTCTTTTGGTTTAGAAGACGTATTTGATTGTTCTTTATCCAAGGGCTTGCCTTCTGGAGATTTCATTCCTTTAAAATCAACATCTGATGATAATGTCAATCTTGTCATTGGAAGAAATGGTTGCATTGGATCAAGGCCAATTCTATGACAAACTTCAATAACATAATAAAGACCATCTAACAATTTTTCTTTTTCATAGTCTTTATCTGTATTGATAATTTCAATGCATGTTAAAGGTGTAATTTCAGTATCAAGATAAATATCAATTTGAATGATTCTTGAGAATCTATGAACTGCTTTTCTTAATGATGTAGCAAACGTTTCCATCATTTCTTGTTTCTCAATTGGAATTTGAATAACCTTTTTTGATTTCGTATCATGCATTTGACCAGGCACTTTATCAATCTGATAAGCTTGAGTAATCATCTTTTTAGGATTCTTTTCATCAAAATCTCTAAAGCCTGGCCCAACAATTTTTAGATTGTCAAGACTTCCAAATTTTTCAATCAATGATTTAATTGTTTGTGATCGTTTATTATCTACAATTGTTGGATTGTTGCCAACAAATATTTTTGTTGGATTCTTTTTTGATTCGTCAATTGGTTTAAAGAATCCTTCTTCATTATAGCAATAAAAAGCAAATCCAACATTGCCAGAACTATCTTTGGCATAAGGCAACATTCGTCTAATAAAAATATAATCCGTTTCTCTTGTTTGGTTCCAATCATATTCGCCGACAGTTGACGTTATTTGTGGTTTGCCACCATTTTCTGATATGATTTTAGAAATATTATCAGATATCTTTCCGGGATAAGCCTTATACTTTTCATTGATTGACATTTTATAAAATACCCTATCCAAACATTGCAATTCAACTAAATAATGATTTCCACCTTTAATAGCATCTGATTCTGGATTCTGACCATAGGCAGTATTCAAATGAACCTGTCTAGGAGTGATTTTATAATTCATGATTATAAATTTCCAAGGGCCTGAAAACATTTTCTTATTGTCTCCACATCTAAACAATTCAGGTAAACAATTAATTTCAACTTTTCTCTGTTCAATGGGAAGTTTTTCAATATCGGAAAATTTCTCAAGATAACTTTCATGAATATAACAAGCAATTGTGGCATAGACAGAAGGGGAATATTGGGTTAATGAATACTTAAATTCAGCAACCTTTGTTTCATCCCCTTCATTTGTCTTATACCATGAAAATTCAATGAATGTTTGGAACTTTTTTAATAACAAATCCGACGTTTGTGCCATTTAAAATCTTCCTTTAATCATTGTTTGTATATCTTAAAACTTGCAACAACAAATATTGTGATGGCAAAATTCTTAAAAGTTGACCTTCAAACATTTCAAAAGGATCAATGTTATTAACTTCTGCAATCACCCACCACAATTCAGGAGTGGCATAATATTGCCAAGATATTAAATCTAATCTATTGATATCAGCTTTTGAAACAATATGAGCCTTTTCACCATTGACATATTCTGGCACAAATAATGATTTCTGAAATATATTAATTTTTGTATCAAATTTATATCGTTTACAATAAGAAGACAA